TGCACGAGTCGAGCATCGGGGCGAAATTTGAGATCGCCGAGGCTGCGCGGAAATTCTGGAGTGACCATCACGCCAAGCCGACCGTCGAGGCGTTGCGTGCATGCGGATTATTGAGGCAGTGAGATGCCGATCTGCTCGGAATGCGGCAAGGATTTCCCGGCTGCTGGCCGCAAGGCAGCCTGCTCTCCCGAATGCGCGAAGCAGCGCGCCCGAAAGCGTCGTGGCATCCGGGAGGGTGGCGATCGTGACGAATCCGGCCGGCTTATCAAGGCATGCGCTATGTGCGGCGCCGAGTTTCAGGCGGCATCGGGCCGGAAAACGTGCTCGCAAGAGTGCCACGATGAAGCTCGGCGGCAAAAGGACCGGGATTTCAAGCGGGCGAAATGGGCGAATGACCCTGAGGCTGAGCGAACCAAGCAGGCCGAACGGATTGCTAGGCAGCGCGAAGCCGACCCCGAAGGATACCGTCGCAAGGAGCGTGAGCGATGGTCTCGGCGCCGAACGCAGCCGATCGCTACGTGCAATCGCTGCGGCAAACAATTCCAGGCCAAGCGAAAGGACGCGCAGTTTTGCTCGGAGGAATGCGCGGCGCCAAGCATCGACATCGACTGCCATCACTGCGGGCGACGATTCACGGGACGCCGCGGGCAGAACTATTGCTCCACGGGATGCTCGCGAGAATCGACGAACGAGCAAAAGCGGCTAAGAGAGCGACAGCCTGCGGTTGACCTTGAGACTTCCCTGGTTGGCCTGGCTATCAGCGTGCAAGGCCCAGACGGCAAGTACGCTTGCAGATGCCAGATTTGCGGGAGTGAGTTCCGCTCGCAACGCCACAACGCCTCTGCCTGCTCGGCCGAATGCCGAAAAGAGCGAGAGCGTCAGCGACCCAGAAAGAGGTCGGAGACTAAGTTGCGCCAACGCAAGTGCGTGGTTTGCGACAAGCAGTTCGCGGGGCGCAAAAATGCGAAAACCTGCTCGAAAGAGTGCCGGACCGAGTACCACCGTCGAACAGAGACGGAGCGAGCCAAAGCCCCTGAAGTCCGGGAGCGACAAAAGTGGCTGGCTCGCGAGCGCCGTGGGGTGGACGCTAGATGCATCGTGTGTGACCGGGATATGAGCGATCTGCCAGACCTACGGGCAAATCGCTACACGTGCTCAGAAGATTGTCGAAACGAGTCTCTACGTCGAAGGAACAGGAGAAGTTATGAGCGACGCCGAAATCGTGACCAGCAAGGCGAACACGATTGAACTGACCGGTGAAAGCACAGCCGGACTCAAGGACCGCCTGGCCGGCCTGCTTGCCAGGACCGCTGACGACCTCCGGGAGATGGCCGCCATCGTTGCCGAGCTAGAGGCTCGTGGCGAGGATCTGTCGGCATTGCGTCTCGGAATCGTTGATCACTTGCGGCGCATTGCCGCCGGGCATTTATTGCCGGAAATCGTTGTGCATTGCAGCGGGTTCCCGGCGTTGCTTCGGACAGCATCTCACCTGCCGGTTGCTGACCAGCGAAAGCTTATATCGGGCGAACCGCTCGACATGGCGGTCTGGCGCGGGGACGAAATCGCATGGCGCAAGGTCGATCCGCTGTGCCTGACGCGGGACCAACTCTCTACCGTGTTTTCCACCGATCGCATCCGGAGCAAACAAGAGCAAGTCTCGCTGCTTGAGGACCGCAAGCAGAAGCCGGGCAAGCCGGCTCGCCCGGCGAAACGCAAAGTCAAGGCCGATCCTGAGCGAATAGGGATCGTGGTTGGCCGCTCGTTCGCCCCGCTGGAAGACGTGTTGGCCGCACTGGCGGAACTGCGCGACGCCGAATACGACGACGACATTTCTGGCGAGGAGACCGTCATCGGCGGCATCCGCCTAAGCACGGCCGAGCACCAGCAACTCAAGGTGCGAGCGGCGAAGAGCAACGCATCCATCGCGCAACTAGTCCGGCGCGCCCTGGCGGCGGCGGGGTTGATCAAGGGGGTCGGATTATTAGGTCTGCAGCTATGAGTAGTCACCCCGGCAAGCCGCGGAAGCGCCGAATTCACATCGCGAGGACCGGGTCCGCGCAGTCCGCGATCGGACCCGTCACGCCCGAAATGGAGGTCTTCGCGCTCACGCACGGGCAATTCTCACTGGTCGACGCGCTCGACTACCTGGCGATACAGAGCGGACCTTGCGCGCTCTCCATCAACACGTGGACCGCCTCCGCGGACGACATCACCCGGATGCACGCCCTTCTCGCGGCCGGCGTATTCACATCCGTCCGCTGGCTGATCGACCGGTCCTATGCCACGCGCAAGCCCGCCGACTGCGCCCTGCTGCGCGATCTGTTCGGCGACGCCACCATCCGCACATCCAGGACGCACGCCAAATTCATGACCCTCCGCAACGACGTCTTTACGATTGCGGTACGGACGTCCATGAACCTCAACGAAAACAATGGGATGGAACACATCGAGATCAGCGACGATCGCGGGTTGTGCGATTTTCTCGACGCCGAGTTCGACCGCTATTTCGCCGAGTATTCCGCCAGCCTATTCGACGTCGGATTGCTCGGCGAAAAACCAACCATCGCCACCGCGTCCGCCGAAAAAACCCCCATCGCCGCCGGCACGGCATCCGGGAAGCGCATCATCGATGCGCCGGTCCTCAAGCCCCGCCGCTAAAACGTCCGCCGCGCGTGCTTGCCCGTCCACTTCCGGATTTCCTCGCCCGCCTGGCGCGCGATCAGGATGCCCGGATGCGGCACGGCGTTACCCTTGCCATCGGTCACGATCGGACCCTCCTCCATGACCCGCGTTTCCGCCTCGCGCATAATCCGCACCTGGCCGCAGAGCGCTTCCAAATCCGGCGCCGGAGTGTCCGGATTCAAGATCGCCGCCATCTCGTCCCAGATCAGACGCAGGTGCTCCGCCATGCCGGGCGGGTAGCTCATTGGATGCTCTCCCGGCGGCACGCCGCGGCGCGGATTAGGATGAGATCGGCGGCCCGGCGCTGCGCGTCCGCCTGCTCGCGGAGCCCGGCGACGTCCGCCGCGCTCGTCGCCCGCCATTCCCCCGGCGTCCAATCCGAGCGAGCGGACTCCGCGCCGCCAGGCGCGGAGCCAGAAGACTCCGCGCCGCCAGGCGTGGAGCGACGAGATGACTGCGCGGTCGTGCCGTCGTAGGCCGGGAACGTGACCGGGCCCACATCGTACAACCGCTCCAGCAGGACAATCTCGCGGATCATCACCCGCAGCGTCCCCCGCTTCTCCTCGCGCCACGCCTGTTCGGCGATGGCGAAACTGAAGCTCGAGCCGGTCACGTCGCCGCGGCGCAGCAGCTCCGGCACGTCGCGCCCCGCCTGCGTGTCCGGCGGCTCGATCTCGTACGCCAGGCCCCGCGCGTCCGTCCGCACTGATAGCGTGCCGGCGGACAACCGGCCCAACACCAAATTGACGTCGTGGTTGAACAGCCCGCGGACGTCGTCGGACAGGACGTCGGCGAATGCGCCCGGCATCACCCGCTCGACCACGTCCTCCCACAGCCAATACTCGGTCTCCGCGCTGCCGTCGTAATAGACGGCCGCGTAACCGGCGATCGCGGCCGGCTTGTCGGCCCGCTCGACCAGGCGGACGTTGGCGGACGATTGCAGCAGGTGACGGCGTTCCATGTGATTCCAATCCAAAATCAAAAATCCAAAATGGAGTCCGGCGGGATCACGGCGCGCGGACGTAATCGATCCAATAGCGATAGAAAAAGGTCTGCTTGACCGCGTCGTCGCCGGCGTCGGTCGTGACGATCAGATCGCGCAGTTCACCCGGCGTGACCCGCGCGCGGCGGGCGGCGGCCACGGTGTGGGCGCTGGCCGGCAGCGTGATCGTCAGCGTCGCCGCCGGAGTCTCCGAGTCGCTCGCGACCGTCGCGCCGTCCGGATCGAGCAACAGCCAAGCGACCGCGCCCGGGGTCGACGCATCCCCCGAGGAATCGGTGAACGCGTATTGCAGCGACAGCGAGGATCGCTCCGTGATCCGGAGCAGCTGGTGCGGGTCGTCGATCGTCGGCGGACTGGTAACGCTCATCGGGGCAATCCTAGTCGAGGACGGTGATCGAGACGGCGGGCCGCAGCGGTGTGATCGACGCGGCGGGAAGGGCCGCGTCGATCGCCAGGCCGGGCAAGAGCGGGCCGATCGACACGCTCGCCGGCGGCGGGCCGATCACGGCGCCGGAGAGCGCCAGTGACACGAGGACCGAGAGCGCCAGGATCCCGGTCGGTCCCGACGAAACCCATTCATCCGCCCCGATATCCCACACGTCCGCTTCCGCGTCGCGGTCCCGGCCGTCGATATCGATCGCCACCCCGGCCGGGCTATTACCAATGTCAAGGCCCGCGTCGATCGCCACCGCGCCGGTGACCAGGTGGTAATCCTCGGCGCCCTCGACCGTCGACACGAATTCGTCCGCCGGATCGACGCCGGTGATCGAATTATCGCCGGTCGCGGTCGCGTCCTCGCTCGCGTTGTATTCGTGATCGATCAGCGAATCGCCGGACTGGTAATGGTAGTCGAGCGCGTCCCCGGCGCCCGCCTCGTTCACCACGCCGGTCACGTGGTTGTTTTTCAGCGCTCGATTCGCGTTATCGCCGGCGACGCTGATGCCGTAGATCGCGTTGCCGGAATCCGGCGCCTCGGAGCGGACGTTGTGGATCGTGTTATTGAAATAATGATGCGTGCCGCCGGTAGCCGCGATCCGCAGGCAAGCGCCGGCGCCGGAACTGTTGCGGCGCGCGTAGTCGTACAGGATATTGTTCGCGAGCGTGACCGTGCCGACGCCCATCGCCCGAATCAAGTTCGCGTCGGCGCCGCTGGCAAACCGATTCATCCCGTGGATCACGCAACGCTGGATGGCATGCGTGACTCCGGTCCCCGCGCTGGGCAGCACGGTCACCAGGTGGCCGAGCTGCGTGCCGTCGATCTCCAGGCCGAGGACCGATGTATCCACCGCCGAGGCGATCGACAGGACGATGGACGAACTGATCGTGCGGACGATGCCCGCGCCGGTACCGGCCGTGCCGTCGTGCTCTTCCCCGTCCGCCGGTTCGAGCGTGATCGAGTCGAGTCCGAGCGTTCCGCCGCCATTGATGGCGAGCGCCTCGTCGTAGTACCCGGCCACCACCTTGCCGACCGCATCGTCGCCGGCGTCATAGACACCCGCGTCGTCGAGGTCCGCTTCCCAATCGGTGAGGGTGGTGTAATCCTCGCCGCCGCCGGAATCGATCGTGAGTGTTACGGTGGGCATGTTCGATTTTGGATTTGGGATTTCCGATTTTCATCGCTTACCATGACGATGAGCACCATTCGCCAACGCTGATCAAGGTCGATACAGATTCGGCGTTGGCGTGATCCTTGCAAATCATGTCGTAACGCGGCATATTGCCCAATGTCTTCGCCAGATACGTTGCCTCGTGGTTGCATCCATCGATTTTGCACTTGTGCTTCGGCCATTCGACCGCATTCGGAGTGATGTGAATCGTGGAAATGAGATATTCGCGGTAATGTTCCCTCGCTTCTCCCGGTGATACGTGACCTTTACAGCTTTCGTCTCCGCAGAACCCTACCGGTTGGGAGTTGCGCGTGTAATGCCAGAGCCCCGTTCGCTCACCGTCCCGCTTGATTTCCAACGCTTCGTAGTGATTCATGATCGCTTCCTAAATCGAAAATCCAAAATCCAAGTTACCTCTTCGCTTCGATCGTCCGATCGTCGATCGAGAGGACGTCGCGCAGGTCGACCGCTCGCGACTTGTCGCGGACTTGCGCCCTTTGCGCCGCGTCCAGTCCGAGCGTTCCCTCCCAGTCAACACGATGCTTGCGTTTGCGGACCACCACCGGATTGCCGGGGTCCGTCTCGTCCATTTCCGACGATTCGAGCGCGTCTTTTCGCGCGTCGGTGAAGTCCTCCGAAGTCGGGGCCATCAGTTTCGTCCGCGCGGTCATCCGGCCGAGCGGCGCCCGCCCGAACGTCGATCGCAAGTATTCCGTCACCGCCTCGATCGCGTT